AGAACTATTGATTTGTTTATAATAAAACAGTTTATTTTATAAACAAAATGCTAAACCAAACTGAGCAATAAACCATGAAAGTAAACTGGAAAACGCCAGCTAGGATAGAGCACAAGGTCGCGGAGATCATTGCCCGTCAGGAACGTGCTGGCTGGCCTTTCCGTCTTGAGCAAGCTAAGGCTTACGTCCACCAGCTAGACGCTGAGGCTGCTGAGATATATGAGCAGATCAAAGCAACGATGGGTTACTACTACGAGCGCAAATCAGAGGTCAAGGCTCCCTTTAAGAAGGATGGAAGTCTGACTAAGATGGCTGAAGACTACGGAGATGTTGGTGGGCCATTTGGTCGGATTCAGTGGCACCCGATAGAGTTAAGCCAACACCAGAAGGTTGCACAGCGTCTAGTGCAACTAGGCTGGGTTCCAACGCAGTACAGCAGCACAGGTATTCCTAAGATCAAGCCAGACGGTGAACCTTGCCCTAACCTAGAGCGCATGAAGCAGTCTGACATTGGACACACGCTGGCGCACTACACAAAGCTGACTCACCGCAGCAATCAAATCAAAGGTTGGATAGATAACTGCCGAGACGATGGCAGAGTCCCTGCTTGTGCTAATCCCAATGGGACTAACACCGGGCGGATGACACACAAGATCGTTGCTAACGTACCTAAAGCTAGCCCTGACGTATTCTTCGGCGAGGAGATGCGGAGCCTTTTTACCCACCGAGGCGAGGGCTACAAGCTAGTCGGCTTTGACGCAGAAGGATTGGAGCTGCGTATTGCAGCGCATTACATTAACAGCGAGGCTTTTACCGATGCCCTCATCAACGGTGATAAATCCAAAGGAACTGATCCACACACGAGAGTTTTGGACGCTTGTAGGCCATGCGGCGTGGAAACACGAGATGAGGCAAAGTCTTGTGTCTACAGCACTGTCTATGGCGCTAGTGCTCGCAAGGTTGCGACAATACTTAATCTTTCAGAAGCCAATGGAAAGCGCATCATTGAGGCCGTGGAAAGCGTTTTTCCGGGTATAAGCACGTTGAAGCCAACAGTAGAAAAGGCAGCAGGTCGTGGTTACTTGATTGGACTTGATGGACGAAAGGTGTTTATGCGTCGAGATAGTGACGGCAAGCTGATGAAGCACAAAGCACTTAACTACTTGTTTCAGTCAGGTGGTGGCATTGCTATGAAGGTGGTGCTCTGCTACATTGATTCAGCAGTTAAGAGGAAAGAACTGGACGTTACATTTGTAGGGAATATACACGACGAAGTACAAGCGGAGGTTGCAGAAAAAGACATATCGATGTATAATAGTATTGTACACTGGGCGTTTAACAAGACCACCCAGTTTCTTAATTTGAGATGCCCCTTAGCGGGTGAAGTACAGTCTGGCGAGAGCTGGGCAGAGACTCACTAATCGGAGACAGCGAAATGAGTAAGCAGATTATTGAAGGAAAGATTGACAAGATTTTCGTCAAGGACTTTGGCGAAGAAGATCAGTACGGCAACCAGTATGCAGTCAACATCAATGTAGATGGCAACTGGTACGGTATGGGCAAGAAGAAAAAGCCAGTTGCTAACGTAAAGGTAGGTCAGAATTGGCACCAGCTTGCCGAAGGTGACGTTATTGAGGCCGTGGTCAACGCTGTTGAACGCAACGGCAAGACTTACTACAACGTAAAAGCGTCTGATGTGACAGTTAAGGAGACAGGAAGTGGCAGTAGTGGAAACAGCGCTAGTAATGTTCGGCCTGCTAGTTCTGGCACTAGCTCTGCTCGACCTGTAAGCAACGCTGGTGGAGGAGATCGTCAGGACGCGATTATGCGGCAGTCAGCAATGGGCTACGCTGCACAGATCATCGCTGGCACATTGACCAGCAAGAGCGATCTTGACCAAGCTGCTGCTGACGTAGTGCGTATTGCCAACGATTACTTCTTGCCTTATGCACAGCATGGTGTGACAGAAGACCAGACTCGCAAGGCAGAAGAGCAAGAGCTTACTAACCAGCAGCACTCAAAAGAAGAGGACTTTGACGACGATATTCCGTTCTGATGTACAACAGCCCCGGTAGCTCAACTGGATAGAGCAACGGCCTTCTAAGCCGTAGGTTGCAGGTTCAAGCCCTGCTCGGGGCGCCAACTATTAAGAAATCCTTACAAGTTGAATGGACAAAGATGAGTAAGACAAAGAGACGTAACCCTAACTATCACTCAGAAGATGATAGATGGCTAAAGAAGGGTGGCGGCCATAGCGGCCCTTCCCGACGTAAACAAAAGCAGAAAATACTGCAAGAGGCTTTGCAAGATGACTACAGATAAGACAGCAAGTATTGACGGTGATCCGATTGTCTATGCAATCGCTTTTGCTATGCAAAGTTATGCGCTAATTGATGAAGATAATGCAGGGCATGTAGTTGAGGTTTTACCGACCATCAAAGAGGCTAAAGAGTTAGCAAGAGAGATCGGTCTGGTAAACTACTCAACCTCGCCTTATGTAGAGCAAACAGTCGAACTGTTTGATGACATGCACGACACGCTTAGCGATTTTATCTTTACGATCCTAGAAGAGACAGAAGCGATAGACCACCACATCATTCTCTCTGGCAAATCAAACTTCCGATACAGTGTTGACCCTGAGTACAAGGCCAACCGGAAAAGCGTAGACAAACCACTGCTCTACGAAGATGTCAGAGATATGCTTATTAGTGACTTTGGCGCTGAGTACGCTGAGGAAGGATTTGAGGCAGATGATGAGCTTGGAGAATTTGCTTACTGGAGCATTGCCCTCGACATGCCAGAAGACTATGTGATCTGCACGATTGACAAAGACTTAGACACAATTCCCGGCTGGCACTACCGCTGGCCCACGCACAACAAAGACGGCGATCTTTACTGGGTAACACCAGAAGAGGCCATGAAGACGTTTTGGATTTCTGTACTGACAGGCGATACTGCTGACAACATTCCGGGGCTAAAAGGCATCGGGCCTAAGAAGGCACTAAAAATAGTTGCAGACTGCGTCAAACAGAAAGACTATTACCAAGCCTGCGAACAAGCGTACTTGAGTCACTACGAGGGACAGATGGAAGAAGAAGAGATAATCAAACGCTTTGAGACTAACATTCAACTTTTAACGATTGGTAAAGGAGAGGAAGATGCAAAGGAACATTCTAGACCAGACTGAAGAGATCAACATGGAGTATGAGCTTGACGAAGAAATTGAGACAAAAATCTTACAAGACTTGTTAGAAGCGATCGAGGCAGAGATTTATGAACGTGCTACACTCATTACTTCGCTGGCTGATGCGTGGGACGATAACTGATTACGAACGCACTATCGAAACACTTAAAGAAGACAACTATCGACTTCGTAGGCGAGTACAACAGCTTCAAAGTGGCAAAGGCCCGAGCTTGTACCCTGATTGGAGTTTAGCAGACTGGGAAAAGGCTTATGGCAAGACCAAAAACTGAACCAGCATACAGAAGCCAGTTAGAACGTAGAGTTTGTAACAATTTGCGTAACAGACGTATCCCTTTTGATTACGAACCTTATAAACTTAGCTACACCACAGAAGTCAAGACAGCTACATGTGCTAAGTGCGGCCACAACGTAGCACTTAAGCAAAGAAACTACACGCCAGACCTTGTACTAAGTAACGGCATTGTTATTGAGATCAAAGGTAAGTTTACAGGCGAGATGAGGACTAAGATGTTGGCTGTCAGACGCTGCAATCCTAAACTAGACATCAGGATGTTATTCCAAGCTGATAATTGGTTGACAAGAAAGAAGGCAACAAAGTATTCTGACTGGTGTGAGAGAAACGGATTTATTTACCACGTTGGAGAACAAGTCCCTAGCGACTGGGTAGTTTAGTATGAAAAAATATACAGACAATCAGGTTATAGCAGCGGTGGAAGAGTTAGGCAGTCAATCTGCTGCTGCTCTGCACCTTGGTATCAATAAACGCACTTTGGAGCGCAGGCTTGCTAAAATCAGAAATCAAGAAGGCGGTGAAGAAGACATCGAATCCGAAAGCCGCCAGATTCCTCACGGACATATTGTCAAAGGCACATCCACTCTATACGACGCCGAGACTGGCGAGCCTAAATTGGAGTGGGTCAAGACAGACCTCGACAAACAAGCAAAACTAGATGCTATCCGCTCGGCTGTTGATAGTTTAGTCAATGTAGAGAAACCAAAGCCGCGTCAAGCGTTAGCCGCGTCTTACGCTGATGAGCAGATGACGGTTGTGCCTATCACTGACATGCACGTTGGAATGTATGCTTGGGGTGAAGAGGTAGGCGACGACTATGACGTAGAGCAGGCGGTCAGCCTGCTTTGTAGTGCTGTAGACTACCTTGTGGAGTCCACTCCGTCATCAGAGAAGTTTGTTATCTTACAAATGGGTGACTTCTTCCACGCAGACAATATGTCTGGCTACACAGAACGCAGCAAGAATATCTTAGATATTGATGGGCGCATGAGCCGAGTGCTTGAACTTGGTTGGCACGCCTTAGAACGCTGCATTGACATGGCCCTACAAAAGCACGAGTTAGTTGAAGTAGTCTGTGTTCCCGGCAACCACGATGAGTTTATCTCTGTTGCTACACAGAATCACTTTAAGAGCCTGTACAGAAAAGAACCACGGTGCTATGTCCACCCAGAGCCAACGACTCGCAAGTACGTCAAGTACGGAGAAAACCTGATTGGCGTCACTCACGGACATCAGACCAAAGATGCAGCACTGCCCGGAATCATGGCTGCTGAGAAGCCTAAAGAGTGGGGCGACAGCACACACCGCCGTTTCTTCCGAGGCCATCACCACCACGACAACCGCGTAGAGTACAACGGCTGCATTGTAGAGCAGTTCCGTACTCTTGCTGCCAAAGACGCTTACGCGGCTGAGCACGGCTACATGGCTGGTCGAGATATGAAAGCCATTGTGTTTGACAAAGAGTTTGGAGAAGTGGCACGATCAACAGTGTCAGTAGAGATTTTGAAACATTGGGCCAAGGAGAAGCGTAATGGATAAAGAGGAGTTTGGGTTCTTAGCAGAAGCATCAGAGGATAACTACGATCTTGTTGGTGTGATTGCTTTCTATCAAGACCCAGATAGTGAAAACGGTGCCTTCAAAACTTTTCTAGCAGGTGAACTTCCCGAAGATGTGACTGGACTAGAGGGTATGCAGGCTTTCATTATGAACGTACAAGTTATGATGGAGGACTACCTTGACTCAGACATCCACTAAAGAGACACCAGACTTAGAGATGGAAGTCAACGGGATTGAGTTTGGTGTTGTAGTAGACAGTTATGTACCCGG